ATAGAACTCTATGCGTCGCGAGCTGACTTGCCGGCGACGCTAGTCGAGCGGCTTCGCGCGTTGCCGCTCGAGGAGGCGAAGGCGATCGCCGCGGCTATCCCGGTCGCGAAGCCGCCGAAGCTTCCGATCAAGCCGAGCACACAGTCAATCAAGCCGACGCAAGGCAAGACGCAAGGCGTCGAAGCCGGACCGCGGCTGTCGGCGGCTGCGCAAGCGAAGCTCGACGCGCGCATGGGGCTCGCTCCTGCGCCGAAGCTCGTCAACAAGCGGATCGGGAACACGACGTTCGTCGGCGTTCCAGAAGATTACCAGCTGCCTTCGGCGGTGGAGTCGAGCAAGTAGCGCGCGCGACGTAGCGCGCTCGAACTAACACGACAGGGAAAGTTAGGTCAGATCAATGGCTCGATTTATCAATCACGTTCCGATCAGCAAGTACGGGTTCATCCTGAAGGCTGCCGACGTGGCGGTTCAAGGGAACGTTGCGTTCGGCGATCCTGCAACCGGCTTCGTCACGATCACACCGTCGCTTACGACGATCGCGGTCGGACACTTTGCCGAAGGGTTCACCGGCGACGGGATCAAGAAGATCAGCGTTCGACTGTTCGGCGAGGTGCAAGGGTACTGGTTTACGAACGACACCGGGACCGCGATCGTTCGCGCGTTCACGGTCGCGAACTACCTCAACGGGTCAACCGTTACGGGCGCGGCGGGTTGTCCTGCTGGCTACGTGGTCGAAGCGAACACGGCGCAAGTGCTCATTGTGCCGCGCATCATCGCCGCTCCAGTGGCGGCGGATGAGGAGCCACTACCCTGACAGGTGGGGCATCGGCCTAACAGTTAGATCAAAGGATATAGGTAAGCGATATGATCATTGATCCGGCGTTCCTCGGCTCTCTCGAGTCGAACATGCGCGTGTTGTTCGACCAGAAGTATTCGTCGCTAAACGAAGAAGCTTGGTGGCGTGTTTGCACGTATGAGAGCACGAGCCGATCTCTAAAAGAGATCGTGTATTTCTCGCTCGAGACGGCGAAGCTTCATCGCGGGTTCAAGGGCGGATTCAAGACGTTTGATGAGATCCGCTATCTGAACACGGCGGTCGAGAACGAATACACACAGTCAGGCTTGGAGCTGACCGAGGCGGAGCTTTCCGATCTCGACGGGAACGGCGTTCAATCGGCGACGAAGTGGATCGGCGAGATCGGACAGCTGACAGCGCATCACCCGCAACAGATGCTGGCGAATGCGATTCTCGCAAACCCGCTTACGTATGATGGCCTTTCGTATTTCAACGCTGGGCACTTCACGAACGGCGTCGATAACGTAGACGGCGTCTATTCGAACGACTTCACCGGCGCAGTGACGGCGACGAATCCCGGACCTTTGCCGATCTGGAACGCTGCCGGGACGCTCACTCTCGACACTGCGGCGCTGAACCTGACGAAAGCAATCGCAGCGATCAAGCAGCTGAAAACGCCGACCGGATACCCGCGCAAGCTCCGCGTGAAAGCCTTGATCGTTCCGCCTTCGCAGTATGGGCGCGCGGTCCAGCTGGTGATGGGCGCGTTCCTACCGGGCGCAGCTGTGAGCGGCGGCGGTACCGCTGACAACAAGCCGCTTGCGGCTTCGTGGGGGATCGGACAGCCGCTCGCCGCCGACGAGTTGAGTTCGTCGTTCACGGGCGGATCGGACACGTCTTACTATCTCGCGACGGAGTTCGTCGGCGAGGAGGGCGCGTTCATCTACTCGAACCGTCAACCGTTCGCGGTTCGCTACAACTCCGGCATGACGGACGCGGAGCTCGAACGCGCCGACAAACTCCAGTGGACATGCAAGGGCCGCAACGGGCTTTTGCCGCTGCATCCGTACGGCTTGTTTCGCGTTCAAGCGACTTGATCGAGGGAAGGAGGTGTCAGGGTTATGGCGTATCTAACGTTAGAAGAGTTCAAGCTGTATTCGCTGATACCTCCTGAGTTCGTCGATCGCGTCGAGCTGCAGAATCCGGGGTTCATCTCGGGACAGCTCGATCTTCAATCGGCGTTCATCGACACGCGCTTGCGCAAGCGTTACGACGCGCCATTTAAAGAACCCTATTCGCTCGTGTTGCTGTCGTGGCTTGCGCGGCTCGTAACGATGAGCGTTTGGCTTCGACGCGGTTACTCGCCGACCGATGAGGAGGCGCGGACCTATCAGGATCAATACAACCAAGTACAAGCCGATCTGAAGGAGGCCGCCGACTCTGAGAACGGTTGGCTCGATCTGCCGCTTCGACAAGACACGAAGCAGAGCGGGATCGTTACGCAGGTTCCGCGCGTCTACAGCGAAGCGGGGCCGTATGTGTGGACCACGAAGCAGCGGCAACGGGCGCGCGAAGAAGACTCGAACGGTGGGGGCACGTTCCAGTGATGGCAACGTCGAATCACGACGAGCTCAACAAGCTTATTCAAGCTGTGCGCGCGCTGGGCAAGCTCGACGAAGTTGCGGCTCCGCGCGTTGCCGACGTGATCAACGCGGAGATCAAGCGCACTGTCGCGGCTGGTACTGACCCGTACGGCGTCCCGTGGATGCTGCGCAAGGCCGACGGCGGACGACCGCTCGTGCACGGCGACAAGACGTTGCAGGCGCAGACGATCGGGTCGCTTGTGATCGTGACGATCACTGGCGAGGACGCGCGGCATTCGATCGGGTGGGCGCGCGGCGGAACGGTGCGAGAGATCATCCCGTCGAAGGGCCTTAGCGACCGCATGGCGGGCGAGTGTCTCGAAGCGGTGGGCAAGGCGTTTCAGGAAGTCTTAGCGGCGGGGGCGCGCTCCAGTGGCTGACATTCTCGCGCTCGAGAACCTTTACAACGGCGTTCGCGCGTACTTCGACGCGAACGGATGGACGAAGGTCTATCAGCCGTTTGGGTGGCGCGAGCCGGCGCAGCAACAGACCGTCGAAGATCGTATCGCATGGGTTCCGGGCGACCGCTCGGGGTTCGTCGGCGAGCTCGAAGGCACGACTCAACCGGGCGGCGTTCCGCGCTATCTCGCGACGCTGAACGAGGTGTTTCACGTCGTCGTGTCGACGTGGGCCGACGAGAAAGAACCAGAGAGCGAGCTGCTCGCATGGCGTTCGACGCGCATCCTGTGGGGGCGCTGGTACGAAGCGGCGTTTCACGTCGCGCAGGGGACGTTCACGATTCGGCGCCAAGAGTGGGTGCAGATCCATAAAGAGCGGCGATCGGGAACCGCGCTCATTGCGACGATCACGATTCAGTCGCCGATGTATTCCGACGAGTGGACGATCATCCCGTTGCCGGGAACTCCGCTCGACTCGCCGGCTCGGTTCGTTGTCGACGTCGAGGAGCTCGACGTGACGGAGCAAGTCATAAGCGGACCGGCGGCGCCGATCGCAGTCGCGGCGACGATCGGGCAGATCACACTTGCTGGCGAACAGCCGATCGACGAGCTGCCTTTGGCGAGCGGCGCGATCGCGCTCGTGAAGGATCAGTTCGACAAGACGGAGAATGGTCTTTACGTCGTCGACGTGGGCGCATGGGTGCGCACTGCGGATGTACTCGCGCAAGGGTTCTTCGTGACTGTTGCGCCCGGCGGAACGGCCAACGGTGACACGGGTTGGCGGCTCATCACTTCCGATCCTGTAGTCGTCGGCGTCTCGCCGCTCGAGTTCGAGCTGTACGGGCCTTTCCGTGTAACCGAAGAGGATTAGTCAGATGACACAACCTGCAGTCACGATTACGGAGACCGACAACGCGTTAGGCGTGTTGCCGGATAGTGAGGGCGCGTTGCTCGCGTTGATCGGCACGTCAACGAGCGGACCGCTCAACATGCCGGCGACGTATGGGCGAACGAAGTCGTTACAAGCCGACTTCGGTGCGGGAGATCTCGTCGAAGCGGGCGCGCGCTCGATCGAGCTGTACGGGCGCCCGGTCGTCGTGATTCGTTGCGCGGCGTCGACGCCGGGCGCGATCGGCACGATCGCTCATACAGGAACCGGAACGGCGGTGTTCACTGCCGATCCGTCGGCGGCTCCAGCGCAGGCGTACAACGTGAAGATCACGTTCGTTGGGCCCGGTACAGTCGGGACGACTGGCATTACGTATCGCTACACGATCGACGGCGGTCGCAACGTGAGTGCACTGCAGTCGCTTGGCGCCTCCACGTCGCTGACGATTCCGGGAACCGGGATCGTGCTTGCGATCGCCGCTGGAACGGTCGTCGCGAACGACACGGTAGCGTTCACGACAACGGCTCCCACTGCCGACGCGGCGGGCATCACGGCGGCGATCGACGCGCTCGCGCTGAGCGTGGTCAACTGGCGTATCTGCTTCATCGTTCCGCCGATCATTCAGAACGTCGCGCTTGCAGTCGACCAGAAGTTCGTGGGGCTGCAAGCGAACCATAAGCCGCGCATGTACATCGCGAATGCGCGGTTGCCGACGACCGGCGAAACCGAAGCAGCGTATCTGGCGGCGTTGTCGACGGAGTGGGGATTGTTCGCGACGACGTTCGGTTCGATCTGCGCAGGTGCGGCGAACATGGCGTCGTCGATCGACGGGAAGATCTATGCGCGCCCGGCGTCGTTCGCGGTCGCGCCGCTGCAGAACATCGTGTCGGAGGAAGTCGATATTGCCGACGTGAATCTCGGCGCGTTGCCGGGCGTGGCGCTCCGCGATGCGAACGGTAACCCGGTGTTGGGGCTACACGACGAGACTCTATTTCCAGGGCTCGACGATGCGCGCTTCACGGTGCTTCGTACTTGGATCGGAGTGCAAGGCATCTACGTCAACCGACCGCGCATCATGAGTGCGAGCGGCTCGGACTTCTATTTGATCCCGCACCGATTGATCATCAACATCGCCGAAGATGTGATCTATCAGTTCCTGCTTCGCCGCGTGAATCAGGGGATCATCCTGGACAAGAAGACCGGCTACATCCTGAAGTCCGAGGCGATGGAACTCAACGCAGGCGGGACGAACGCGCTTCGCTCCGCGCTTATGCCAGTCCCGAAGGTGAGCGACGCATACTTCGAGGTTCAGCGTAACGACAACATCTTGTCGACGAAAACCATTCACGGGCGCGTGCGAGTTCTGCCGCTCGGCTATGTGGAATACTTCGACGTCGAGATCGGATTCGTCAATCCGGCGATGCAAGTGCTGTTCACGGCGGCGGCGTAAGGCTGACGTAAGGTCGGCGAGAAAGGCGTTACGTCATGGCGGATCAAGTATTCATCAACGGCAATCAGATGTCTTGGGCTTCACTGAAAGTGAAGATCGCGGGACAACTCATCATCGGATTTACGGGGCTTACATACGGCGACAAGCGCGATCAGGCGCTCTTGTATGGCGCTGGTCGCGCGCAGACTCCGCGCGGCAAAACGAGCGGCGTGTATACGCCGGACACGTGCAAGATTACTGGCTACGTGTCGACGGTCGCGGAGATGCGCCGCATGCTTGCGGAGCAGTCGGATTCTGGCACTTCATACGGCGGGGTGCCTTTTCAGGTCGTCTCGCAGTTCATCGAAAACGGGTCGGAAGATCCGCAGACGATCGAGATCAACGGATGCACTTGGACGAGTAGCTCGGCGTCGTTCACGCAAGGCACAGAGGGGTTGCAAGAAGACGTCGAGTTCTTGCCGATGCAGATCATCCGCAACGGCTTGGCGTTGTTCGAGCCGCAAGACTTGTAGGGCGAGCGCGACACGAGAACCGCGAAGGGCGAGCGAAGGGCGAAGGGTTGAAGGATGACGGACACTGCAATCACTACCACTGACACGCAACACGAGCCGACCGCAGAGGAGCGGCGGCTTGCGGAGATCAAGGCGAAGCGCGAAGCGATCGCGAAGGCTCGCGAGGATCGCGCGAAGGCGAAGGAGATCGAGCGCGAGCTCGAAGCGGAAGGCGTCGCGCTTGCCGACGACGAAGCGCTCGAGAAACTCGAAGCGGAGTACGGCGACGCCGGGAAAAAGATCATCATGCTGCGCACGAAGGCGGGCGGCGTGATTCTCAAGAAGCCGACACACGCACAGTGGCGTGCGCATCAAGATAAGCAGCTGAAGCGCGGACACGCGAATACAGACGAGTCGGAGAAGATCGTTCGGCAATGCCGCTTGTATCCCGACGCGTCGCGCTTTGAAGCGATTATCGAAGAGTATCCGGGCGCGCTTGCGGCGTGCTTCGGCGCGCTGGCGACGCTCGTCGAAGGAGGTGCGGCGGAAGCCAACGCAAAATAGCGGCGGCGTTCCGTGCGTCGCACGAGAACCCAGCGATCATCGCGCACGGGTTGCTCGCGCTCGTTCGGTACGCCGTGACTGCAGACGACGAGCTCGACGACGAGCTCGTGTTGCAAGCCAGTATCGGAGCGCTCGGAGTCGCCGAAGGGCTTGCGTGCATACGGTGGATCGCGAAGGCGCTGTCGAAGGGATAGTTCGAGCATGGCGAAGAAGTCGAGTCAGACGCGTGCAGTGCTGGAGCTCGAGCTCGACGCCGACGAGCTGAAGGCGGCGGCGGCGGATAGCGTCGCCGCGCTCGATCGTCTCGACAAAGAGCTTCGCAACGCGACCAAAGATCTCGACTCAATGCAGAAGTCGCTCCGGCGGCTGAAACAGGGCGGCTACGAGAACTCACAGCAAGCGAAGGATCTCACGGCGAAGATCGCCGCCCAACAACAACGCATAGCGAAAGCTGACGCGCTGTATCGCTCACTCGGCGGCGACGCCGCTCGACTGGCGCGACAGAATCGATCGGCGGCGAAGTCGTTCGAGACGTTGCTCAAAGAAGCGGCGAAGACGTCGGGCGCGATCGGAGCGCTCGCAAAAACGATGCTCGTGATCAATGAGCGACTCGGCGCGAAGGGCGGCAAGGGAGCGGTTGCGCGCGCGCTCGCGCTTGCCGCGGCAATGGCATTGCTCACGACGAAAACCGTGCAGGCAACGAAGGCGCTTTACCGCTATGGAGTGGCGCAAGCCGACGCGCGGCGGTCGGAACTGCTCGGGCTCGAAGCCATGACGAAGCGGCGCAATTTCTGGCGTGTGCAAGCCGGCAACGCGCAACAGATGCAGGAGTCGATCGATCGAGTGTCGGCGTCGGTCTCGATCGGGCGCGACAAGATCGCCGCGTATCAGCAACAGCTGTACCGCGCAGGCTTGCGCGCGAAGAACCTTGATCAAGCGTTGCTCGGTATGTCCATGACAATGGCGGGCACACAGAGCGAAGAAGAAGCTCAGTGGTTCGCATATGTCGCCGGTGCTGCCGCGCGCGCAGGCGGTAGCGTCGAGAAGTTCACGAACACAGTACGCAACCGGCTCGGCGGCATCGTGTCGAAGCAGCTCGACTCACTGACTGTGCAGTCGGAAAAGCTGCAAGAGTCCTTCGCCGCGCTGTTCGCCGATCTTCCGATCGGACCGCTGCTCAAGGCGAAGCGCGAGTTCAACGAACTCTTTTCGCAGTCGACAGAATCCGGCAAGGCATTGAAGGCGCTGTTAGGTGATCTGTTGACGCCGCTTATTCGAGCGGCAACGGTCGGGCGTCGCGTTCTGAAAACGTTCTTTCAAGGTGTGATCCTCGGCTTGCTCGAAGTCGAAGGCGCCATTCTCGACGTGCTCGTATGGTGGAAACGAACCTTCGGCTTGCCGATCTTCAAGTTCAAAACTGACTCGAAGATCGTGTTCGAAGCGGCTCGACTCGCGGTGAAGGGGTTTCTCGTGCTCGTCGTTTTGATGTCGGCGTCGCTTGCGCTGTTCGCGGTGAAGATCGCGCCGCTCGTGATCGGAGCGATCTGGAAGCTCACCTATGCGATCAACTTCATGGGCCTTCGCTGGGCAGCGGTCGCCGGGAAGTGGCTCGCTGTCGGCGCGTGGCGCGTGCTCGGAACTGTGATCATGTGGGTCGGGCGGCAACTGTTCTTCCTGGCTATGCGCGGTCTCGGAAGCTTGATCGCCGGCTTCGTTCGATTGCTGCCGATCGTCGCTAGCGCGGTCGTCTCCTTCGGCGCGTTTCTCGTCGAGCTCTTGATCGCGGCGGCTCCATTCCTAGCTGCAGCTGCAGCGGCATACCTGCTCGCGAAGGCGGTCGTATGGCTGCTCGACTGGTTCTCCGGAACGAAGTGGGGAAAGAAGTTCAAAGAGATATGGAGCGCGTTTACTGAGTGGATCTCGCCGATCGGCGATTGGTTCAAGTCGCTCGGAAAAAGCATCTCGTCGTGGTTCGGGAACTCGCTCGACTCGGCGAAGGACTACGGCAAAGGCTTAGGCGATGCGCTGTCGAGCGGCTTCGACGAAAGCTTGCCAGGGCTTGCCGGCGATCTCGACGCGTCGCTGTTGGCATCGCCGCCGAAGTTCGACATTCCGTCGAAGCAGTCGACGCGCGGCTTCACGTCGAACACGACGAACCATTACTCGATCGGCGACATAAACATCACGCTCGAGCCGCGCGAAGGCGAAGCTCCAGAGGAAACCGGGCAGCGGGCGGCGGCGTCGTTCTCGACTGCTCTTATGGAACAGCTGCGAACCGTCAACGATCAAATGGGCGGGCGCGACGTCGCCATGAGTACGCCATGACAAGTCCATTCATCGATCCGCAAAATCTCGACACGATCTTGTTCGCCGGCAAGAAGTCGCCGGGCTTTTGCGAGATCGAGGGTCTCGAGGAAGTGCGCAAGTTCGACGAGCGCGCAGGCTACGGCGTCGCCGGTGCGACCGTTATGTTCATGGGTCGCGGTATCTGTCACTTCACTGTCAGACTGTATCTGTGGAACGAACTCGAGTGGCAACGGTGGCTCTCATTCAAGCCGGTTGTCGACAAGCTTCCGATCGGCAAGAACGCGAAGGGCATCGAAGTCAAACACACAATGATCAACAGCGTTGGGATCGCCGCTGTGTACGTCGAAGAGTTGTTCGCGCCGACGCAGACCGAGCCGGGGCTATGGGTGGTCGAGCTCCGGCTCGTCGAAGCGCGGATGCCATTCTTTCAAATGAGCGAGCTCGACGGAGCCGAAGCGACGCAGAACGACGAGTTCTCCGCGCGAACAAAAGCACAGCGGCTCTACAACCAAGCACAGAAAGATCTGTTGTCGAAGCCGTAGCTCGAAGGTGCACAGATGGCCGACTTTCACGTAACAGCCAACCGGGAACGCGTTCGATCGCTGAAGCTCACCGTGCCGAATCAGGGCGCTTGGCTTGCCGATATCGTGTTCGCCGAAGCTCCGGCGCTCGCATCGGGCGCAGCGGTCGATCTGAAGATCGGCGCGCAGACATGGCGCGGTGTGGTCTCCGAGGGCGAGAACGGAAGCTTCGCGCTTGCACGGCATTGCATGCTTCGCGGTGGTGCTGGCGCGTGGTCGCGCACGTTGCCGGCGAAGCACTATCACAACGACGCCGGGGTTCGCGCGTCGCTGGTCGCCGAAGATCTATGTCGCGAGCTCGGCGAGACGCTCGGCTCGTTCGTTCCTGCACACGACCGGCTCGGCGTCGACTACGTGAGGCAAGCCGGGCGCACGGCGGCGGGGACGCTCGAGGATGTCGCCGGCGGTGTGCCGTGGTATGTCGCCGGCGACGGGACGACGAACGTCGGACTTCGCCCGGCGACGAGTGTCGACGCGTCGCGCTTCGAGCTTCTGTCGTTCGATCCGAAGCTTCGCGTCGCGTCGATCGCGCTTGCCGACTCCGAGCTCGGGCCCATTGGGATCGGCTCGATCCTTGTCGATCCGCGGCTCGACGCCGCTGCGACGATTCGCGAATACACGCTCGAAGTCGACGAGTCGAAGCTTCGGCTCGTCGCGTATTGCGGCGGCGACGAGAACACGAAGGGCAATCTGTCGGCGCTCCTGACGTCGATCGTGCAACGCATCATGGACGGTAAGCTTCTGGGGAAGTACCGCTACCGCGTCGTCCGCATGCTCGGCGACGGGCGCGTCGATCTGCAGATCGTCAACCAGGCGTCGAACCTTCCCGACCTTCGATACATCTCGATGTGGCCAGGCGTTGCCGGCGTGCATGCCGTGTTGACGCCGGGCGTCGAAGTGCTCGTCGAGTTCGTCGAAGGCGACCGGGCGCAACCTGTGCTCGTCGGCTTCGCCGGTGTGGGCAAGCCGGGATTCGTCCCGGCGCAGATTCAGTTCCGCGGCTCGACGGACGTCGCCGCGCGCGTCGGGGACTTGATATCGGTCGCGCCGCAAGTCGGGCAACAGATCACACTAGTTGCTGTCGGTGCGGGAACGGGCGCGGGCGCCTACACGTTTACGTTCTCGCCGGTGCCAGTGCGCACGGGCGAGCCGCCCGAACCGGTGTTGACCGGGACGATCCGCGACTCTGACTCGAAGGTGTATCTGTGAACGAGCTCATGCGTACATCGCTCGAAGCGTCGATCGCGAAGCTCAAGCGACGCGTTACGCCGCCGACTGGCGCGCTCGGTTGGGGTGTGGATCTGTCGTGTGTATTCGATATCGACGCGAACGCGACCGAAGTCGATCCGCGTTCGATACTCGCGATCTCGCAAGCGGTGTTCCGTCGGTTCATCACTGCGCGCGGGACGCTCGACGACGATCAAGAGTACGGCTACGACATTCGATGGCTCGTGAATCGAGGGATCACGGCGGCATACGTGCCGCAACTCGCGAGCGATATCGCCGCCGAAGCGCGGAAAGATCAACGCGTCGCGCAAGCTGAATGCGTATGCACATTCAACTCCAGCACGCACAAGCTAACAGTTAGACTGCACATCACGGCGGCGAGTAGCGACGAGTCCTTCGAGCTCGTGTTCAGCGTGACGGACGGTGATGTACTTGTGGAGAAGCTTCTATGACGACTCCATCAGCATTCAACTTCGACGAGCTCGTAACGCCGGTCACTCCTGACGAAGCCGAGAAGTCGTATTACGACGTGCTCGGCGCGATCGGCGTCACCACGACGCAGTGGCAACCGGGCAGCGTTGTTCGGACGTACATCACCGGGACGTCGATCCTAGTCGCCGCGCTATCCGAAGTGATGGCGGCGATCTCGCGTTCGGGTTTTCTCGAGTTGAGCTCCGGCGAGTGGCTTCATCAAGTCGCGCACTACGTGTACGGGATCGACTACTTGCCGGCGACTTTCGCAAGCGGCGTGGTGACACTCACGAATACGGGCGGCGGCTTGTATGTGCTGGCGCCCGGCGACTTGATCGCGCTGAACCCGACGACGAAAAAGACGTATCGGAATCAAGCGGCGATCACGTTGAATCCGTTGTCGACGGTGACGAACGTCGCCATCCTTGCCGAAGAAGTCGGCACTCCTTCGAGCTCCGCCGCGCATGGGATCTCCCAGCTCGTCACGACGCTTCTAGGCGTCACTGTGGATAACCCGGCGTCGGTCGTCGGGCGCGACGCGGAGACGGACGAGGAGCTTCGGTCGCGCTGCTACGCGATGCTCGGATCGCTGAGTCCGCTGGGCCCGTGGGATGCGTACCGCTATGCCGCGGTGAACGCGACGCGACCCGACGGATCGAACGTCGGCGTAACGCGTACGCAGAACCAGAAGGACGGCTACGGCAATCAAACGACGTTCGTCGCGACGCGCTCGGGCGGCGTTCCGGGAACCGTCGGCAACCTGGCGACCGATCTCGGGCTGGTCGACTATGAGATACAGCACAAGGCGGCGCCGCTGTGCGTCACGGCTCACACGTCGTCGGCGATCACGGTCGCGACGCCGGTCGGTTACGAGGCGTGGATGTATTCGACGGCGAGCTTCACGTCGGACGAAGCGAAGGCTTTGATCTCCACTGCGCTCGACGATCTGTTCTCAGCGAACCCGATCGGCGGCGCGTTGCTCGTCGCCACTGACACGACCGGGTTTCTGTTCCGCGATGCCATCATTGCGGCGATCAAGGGCGCGATACCTGAGATCTATCACGTGACGCTGAGTGCTCCGACGGCGGACG